TGTGCGCACCAGATAGCCAGCCGTTTCCAATTCCTTCAAAGCCGTAAGTATCGCCGCCCGACCTTCCGAACCTTCACGCGCAAGGCTGTCAGCCGAAGTACGCCAATCATCAGGGCGAGACAACACGCAAGCCAACAGCCCACGCGCCCGATACGACAAACGCTTATCGCGCAACACATCGTTCCCGATGATGGTGAAATTAGTTGTCTTTCTTGCACCACGAACAATCATCTGCCGACCACCGAAAGCAATGTGTCCAATGGGGTCAAATCATCAGCATTCATCACCAAACGCATTCCATACCCGTAGTCATGTTCAAAGTGTGTACGCATGAACCGCTTGCGCGAAACACCGCCAATGATTTCAAAAGTTGGGTCATCGCCAACTGAATGTTTATCTGCCAAATGACGAACAAGCAACGCGGCATCAGCAACAAAATCATCTGCCGAATTGAAAATGAGCGCACGAAGCGACGAAGTTTTGATTTGCCAATACAAACCGAATGCTTCACAATCCGTTCCGTCATCACCACCAATCATCACCGACAAATTCGGTTCGGTATTCAAGGCGTGACAGCCCGCTATTTCACCCATAATCCCAATCAAAGAAACCCCCCGTGAACTGTTGTTGCGGTCAAATTTTTTATCGCGAATATCGTGGGTGTCTTTGATGCGTAGTTTGTCTGCGACCCATTGATGAGCCGCCGCAACTTCATCATCTGTCAATCGGTAAATCATTCGCCCTGCCCGTAATACTCTGCGAGCGCAGGCGCAACATAATCACGCCACACCGACAAGCGAACCATCACCAAGCCTTCGCTACCCCAATCATCAGGCATCAACACGGCGCGACATGGTTTGCGAAGCGAACCGAAATCTGCTTCATTGCTACGCACCTGTTTTTCAATGCGTAACCATGCGGTCACCGCAGGTTGAATTTGTTTTCCTGATTTGACTTCGTTGGCGAAGATGGGGTCATTCCATCGTTCTTCGTTCGCGTCACCGAACTTGTGTGATGGGGCAACACCCAATGCTTTGCGTGCATCGCGTTGTTTCTTCAATCCCTTTCGTCGTGACCGCCTGCCACGCGCAACAGCATCACCGCATCCTTTGATACGACGCTTACCATCACGCGCGGGTTTGCCCAATGTTCCAAACAAAGGACAACCATCAACTTTGCAATTTTCTTGCCTGCCTTCGCATTCACCCTTTCTTGGGTCGCCTAACATTTTTCACCACCTTCACTGCGTCAGCGAGCGATTGCCCGCGTTCTATTTCGTATCGCACCAATCGTCGTTGTCGTGGTGTCATTCCGCCGAACACACCCCACTTGTCATCCACATCATCCAATCCGATAACCAATTGCAAGCATTGGTCTGTGACCGAACATTCAGCACACAGTTTCAACGCCGCATCAAATCTGGTTTCCTTCAAAATCTCTGGAAAGAAAACATCGGTTGGCGCACCAACGCATCGCGCTTCATCGCGCCACGCTTGTATCGCCATCAGAATGGTTCTTCATCTGCTGGCAATGATGTTTGCGGTGATGATGTTTCGTTGTTCATTAGCGCGCTAATCACATTTGATGCTTCCTTGCTGGACAAGTCAGCCAACTTGCCACCCAAGTCGCGACCAATCAACTTCGCGACATATGCGAGAAGGTCATCGTTGTTCATGTTGCGTTCGCGGGTCAGTTTGCCAAGCAAACCGATTTGCTTTTGCGTGATGAACCCTGCGCCTTTCGCGGTGGTGGTTACTTGCTGTGTCTTTGCTGATGGGAATGCTTTGATGACCGTTGCAATCTGCTGGTTGTCATCTTGACGGTTACGCACTTCATCTGCCGACGCAACTTTGCTTGTCGTATCGCAAGCAAGTGCCGCCATGATGCACCGCCCCCATGCCGATGTTTCTGCGTTCATCACCATGCTGTCGCGGGTGAAGTTTGACTTCGGCACGCACGGTTCAATCGCAACCGCAACTGCTGGCATCGGGTCATTCGGTGTCTTGTAGCAAGCCGCGACATAGACGATGAATTCCTTGCCGCCGATTTCTTTGATGGTGAATGGCTCTGCTGGATTGAATGGTCGCAGTACCGCTTCGGGATACTTCGCTTTCAATTGTGCAATCCGTTCTGCAACGGTTAGATATCCGTCTAGTTCAAATGTCATTTCTTTTTTCCCTTCGTTGTGCGGAACACCCTGAATGGTGAACCTTCTTTTTCATACTGTGCAACCAAGTCAGGATGACTTGCCCGCATTCGTGCAACATCAACTGTTGCGCGACCTTTCTGCTGTTTCCAAGTGACAGCAACTTCGCCATTGATTGTTCCCACTTCCGCATCCAACAACATCCGTGCAAGATGGTTCTTTGCATTCTTTTCAAGTGCTTCGGCATCAGCACCCATCTTGCGCGCCTCATTCAATGCTTCAATCCACATCAGCGCATCAGCACCAAGTTCAACCTGCTTAGATTGCACTGCAAACAGCGTCGCAATTTGTTCGGCAGAAAAGTTGTCAATGTCGTCAGGCATCGGTTCGCCACGCAAGACCCATTCACCGAACACTTCCGCTTCCAAACGCAACGCGCTGAATGCATCGGTGTTGGTCGGGCATTCAATCAGCGACAATTTCAAATCGCGGTCAAGCACCGACAGAAACACGGGGCAACCTAGAACCATTTGTTGCGCCCACATCTGCCATAGATACATCGGCGGCACATCGCCAATATCGCGTATGGCGTGACGCGAAGTGGTTTTGCATTCCACACATACTGCGGGTGCGGTTTCATTGTCCACACCATCGGCGGTGATGAGCCATTGACCATCACGATACAGCGATTGCGGCGTGAAGAACTTTGTGCCAAGCGTGTCTGATGCGTATTGCAACAACATCGGTTCGGCGTAGTTGCCTGTGGTCATTGCGCTGGTTGCTGGTTGCTCATTGACCTGCATGGTTGCTTTCTCAACGAACAAATCGCCGCGTGTACGGAATTGCGATACCCCCATCAATATCGGTGCATCGCTACCGCCGAACGAAACCAAACCATCTGGTGTTCGTTTGCGTTGCGCCAACCATTCGGTTCGGTCTTGTGATTTGGTTACTAACTGCATTGCTATTTCCCTTCCGTGTTGTTGTTGGTTACATCTTGCGTTGGGGGTGTCACGGGGTTTGGAAGCGTGAAGGTGATGTGCTTGCTGGCTTGACCTTCAATGATGTAATCCACGCTGTATCCCCAAGTGCGAACTTCCGCAAATGAGATATCGCACTTCCATCGTTTCTGCCATGCGTGTCGCAGACAGTAATAAAACATCCGATGATGTGTGTCATAGTTTGTTCCGCCTGTGCGCAGTGGTGGACAGGCGATGTGGGCTAGTTCGTGTGCAAGCACAGACCACACCCGTTTGCTTCGCATCGCGGATTGGTCGGCATCCACATTGACTTGAATGTGACCGATGTTCCAATTGTTCTGCGGAATGTTTGCGTGTCCGTATTGCCTTCCGCGATTTTGCCCGCGTGCGATGGTGATGTTTGGTAGCGGTTTGCCTTTGTGCCAATCCGCCATCAATTTCCAGATGCGTTCGGCTTCCTTGTGAATGATGCGTTTGCGGATTGCGTCGCACCTTTCCTGCATCTTCTTCGGTTGCTCGCGTCTGCGGGCAACCTGACGCTTATGGCGCACCTTCTCGCGGCTACTTGCTGTGCGTCGCTCGCGTTGTGCTTCCAGCGCAGGTGCGATGCGTTGCACCAATCTTCCATTCTTGGATGAACATGGCAGACAGTATCGGCGCACATCATCCTTTCGTGGTTTGGTCGGTGCGAGAATTCCCGCATCGCACTGTGGGCATTTCCATCTTGCTTGTTTCGTTGCCATCGTCGTTCCTTCCGATGATGTTGTTGGTTACTTGTCGTATTGTCGGTCTGCTTGCGGGTCACGCACTTCGTACTTGCGACCATCTGACTTGCGGAAGATATCGCGCCTGTCATTGATGAGCGAACGCACCGTTGCTTCTGAGCATTCACCAATCGCCGCAAGTTCTTTCACGGTCACTTCCGCGAAGATGTTGTTCCTGCACCATGCGACAATCGCTTCTTTGCCACCGTCAAACGGAAGCAACGACACATCTTGTTGAAGTGCGTTGTGTCCGTTTCGTGCATAGCCGCGTTCCCCGCCGACGATGTGTAGTGAACCGTCGCGGTCAATCTTCAAAAAGTTGAACACGCCTTGCGGCATTCGCTTCCAATAAACGATGTCACCTTGTTTTAGATTGCTGATTTCGTTTGTCATGTTGTTCCCTTTTCCATCGGGTGTTCCTTTATCCCGATGCTTCAAGTATATCTTATGCCACCAAACATCAAACATCCAAATACCCCCAAAACAGCCCCAAAAACCGCAAATTCAAAAAATCTTTCCGCGAACCCCAACAACCACGCCACCAAAAAATTTACAAAAAATACGAAAACAAAAAATCAGGAAACGGGTGCGCACGCACAAAATCTGCGTGCCGCACCCGCACCCGACGCAATGCCGAAGGGGGGAACATCGCGCACTACGAACCTAACACAACAACTTTCTGCACCATCCCAACAGGAACAGCAAGAACGCTATCAAAACTTCCATCATCCGTTATTGATTGCGCAATCACAACATGACCCTGTTTCTTATCAGCCAACAACCAACCAACACTTTGAACAATGCACGGTTCATCATCAATATCCGCTTCATCACACCAATGACCTTCATTGATGGCGTGCGCATCATGCCAAACAACAAGAACCCGCGAATGGTCAATCATCGTCATCTTCATCAGCACCTTCGCAAGTTGTGACCCACCGA